TTCCATTTTGTTGATAGCGTATCCAATGGATACATTTGCGCGAATGCCATCAACAACATCGTCGAAAGCCTCTTTGGCAAGTCCGTTCTTTCCAAAACGTACCGTCGCACGGAGACGCCGTGCCGAGCCATCGAGATCGACAGATTCAATAATACCCACTTGCTTTTCGGGGTTGTGATCGAGCAGTAAGGGCGCCCTGCCTGAGCGTAAGAAGCTAAGGTCAATGGCATCCTCTGAGTGCTCTAGCACCTCAACACCAAATGAGCGCTCTACAGGCTCTTCTGAGCTGAGGGCCATATTCACACGACGCTCATCTTCCTTAATTGGAGACATGTCCATCTCCATTGCGCGTGTCTTCACCTCTACAGGCTCAGTGCGCTCTTCTTCTTCCATGCGCTCCTCATCTTCGTAGTGATGAATCCTCTCGCCCATCTTAGACAACGCAGAGAACCGATGACCTACTTTTCGGTCAGTGGGCTCATCATCACGGTACAGAGTAATCAGAGCGGCTGGGTTGTCCTCAGTGCCCTCAATCGTGAAGTCTGAGTCAGGCACGTCGATACTACCGTCGCGGACAATACGATCAATCTTGCCCTCTGCTCGACCGCCAGAGCTATTCCAGCTAACCATGTCGCCGACCTTTAAGTCGTCAGCTTCTGCCCTAGTTTCTAATTCCATCTCGTCAGACCTCTCGTCTATTGCATCGAGTCGTTTAACTACTTTTCGTGAGAAAGAGAATCCTGCGTCTCCTCCCCATAATGCCCACGCGATTCTTCCTGCGCTGGGGTATCCATCTTCTCCTTGATCGAAGCCTTTTCCTTTCTTATCGACCTCATGTCGACTAAAGAATGAATACATGCGACGAACAGTGCTAGGAGAAAGCTCCCGCCCATTAACAATATCACGAGCGCGAGCAACACCGACCTCAGTACCGCCCCTACCGTGTTCCTTGCGCCAATCAAGACCTCGTCTAGCTTCCGCAACCATTCCTTCAGTGGGCTTGGTATCAATGTCTTCACCCTTATATTGTGCCATCTTCATCCCCAGTAACGTCAGGATCTATGCTCATTTGTGTTGCTCCAAATGGTTCTAGAGCATATTTAACGCCAAATTGAGTCATCAAATCACGATCTCGCTGTATTTCAGCCAGCAACTCTTCTGTGTCTTTGCCGTACTGTGAAGCAACATCTTGCAGGCTTATTACGCCATTCTTCATGCCTAAAATAGCCGCATTCATCTCTTTCATAGGGTCTACCCAGTTCCAAGCGCGACCGCGGAACTCTGACGCCACAGTGAACTTATCGAACGTGGCGATTGGCATGAAAACCGTCTCGACTTCCATCGCAGCGCCTAACCACGCCTCATAGACAGGTCGAACAAAGTGATCAATCATGATTTGCTGGATGTTTCTATAGAAGTCTCTCTCTTCCAACGCGCCCTGCCGTATAGAGCTGTACGAGGTGGCCTCTAAATCGTTCGCTAAGGACGTATAGGACACACCCAGTGCAGATGCCACACCCTTCAATACTGACTTGTGGAAGCTGTCAAACTCGCTAGTAGGGTACTGCGGATCAAACGTCTCGAAGTTAACGCCCGTTGGAAGCTGATGGAATGTTCCAGGCTGTGCATCGATAATAGGCACATTGCCATCCATTTCATCTGCAACAAAGCCATCACCCGCGGGAGACGTAAAGAAGCCCATTTTAGACGCGCCCATTCGAGCAGCGACGATTGACGCCTCTCTCCAGCCATCTAATTGCTTGATACTAGCCATAGCAGGCGACATCCACGGCTCACCGCGAGTCTGACCTGCCCGTAGTGGCATAAAGATGTGGATAACTTTATCTGCTGGCACTCGCTTATGCTTTGGTGACTTCACCATGCTTGCAAAGTCATAGTCGCCAGGGTGAGAGGTTAGTAAGTGATAAGCAGTAGGTCTGCGAAACTTATCTAGCTCCACACCCATCCGAATCTCTCTTCCGTTATCTAGCCGCTCGTTTTTCTCTTCATCTACTTGATCAGGCTCGATGAACTCTAATGCAAACGTGTCGTGGAAGCTGTTGCCTCTGTGCTTGATGATGAACACCTCGCCATCACGCGCCAACCCTTCCATAACCATCTTTTGCACGTCTACCCACGACATTTTGCCGTCAGCAGTGCAGTTGCCTCGCTTGCCCCACGCCTTAAACGCAGTCTCAATAGCGCTGTTTCCGTCAGTATCGAGAGTGCCCCTAGGGTCGAGCGCCTTTACCTGTAACTTGAAGCCGTGCTGTCCTACGACATTCGTTTTGAGCAAATTAAGATAGCGGCGCGCATATTCGTTGTTCCGTGCTAAGTCACGAGACCTGGCCCTGATACGCGAAATGACAGGATGTAATTCACTGTCGGCAGACCTTTGAGAGTCCACGTAATCAGCGAATAGCCGACTAGTATTTGCCGCGTAGTAAGATCTTTTAAAGACCTTATTCTTTTCTGGCTTCTTACCAGTGAACCTGTCGAATAATCCCATCAGAACCGCGCCCTAATTGTTGCCCCGTTGCGCTTTCCGCGCTTTACCAGAGCGTCATTCTCATGTTTCACAATTTCTTGCCTGTAGTAGTCTCTCGCGTCGGTCAGCTCCGTAAAGCTCATCTTGGTGAGCGAGCGACCAGCTATTGAGTAATTAGACACGTCAGCATCTGCCTTGCCTTGTAGCAGGCTCTCAATCTTTGCAACCATAACCTCTGCGTGTATACGCGGATCAGCTTGGTTGTTATCCATGTCAGGAATAGCTTCAAAGTCACCAATATCGACGACAAGCCTGTTGCCTGAGCTGGTTTGCGTGATTTCTAGCTGCCAGTGATACTTACCTGGATCAAAGTCCGCGCTTGTATTGCTATCAACAGTAAAAAGGTAGTAAGTGTCTGTAGATCCAGCGGCTTGAGGTAGCTTTATCTCCGAAGAACCGCCACCCGTTATTCGCGCAACATACTCTGCTGTATATCCCGCAGACGTTGGGTAATCGTTAGCGATATCGGAGCGTTTCCACTGTAAAAAATCGCCTACGACGATCTCTTCGGGTTCTCCCTCTGGAGCATTTGCGGCGTCAAATAGATTTGCCATCTAAAACCCTCTATCGCCATGAATTTACAAACCCTGCACTAGTTCGAGGTACAAACGGCGCTTTTTTGCGCTTTTTCTCGTTATCCGCAGGCATTTTAGTACCATTATTATGCTTGAATTTGAGCTTGTCTGCCAGCGAGTTGACATCTAGGTTGAGGATTGATAAAGCAGCGAGGGCGTATACAAAGCAATCTAGCGCCTCATTACGGTCACGAGTCTTCTTAAATACACGCTTTTTGTAGCCTCTTACGAACTTTGTCATCACTTTTTCAGCAGTAAGCTGACGGAAATACTCCGCTTCAAGGCTATCAGGGAAGTGAATATACCCAGGACCTGGGTCTTCAATGCGCATTCGGGCAAAAAGTAGGTCTTTTGCGGTGTCTACGCCGACAGGAAACAGGTTGCAACGTGCAATATTGCTCTTAGACGGCCTTCCAGCGATCGCTTTGCCCTCTCCACCGACACCTTTGATGGCATATACGTTCCTGCCGACGTTTTTCTTGGCATATTGGTAAACAGAGTTAGTAAAGTGACCACCCGAATCGATTGCACTGGCCCGAATCATCAATTCACGGTCATCATACGTCGTAAAACGCTTAAAAATGGCCGCATCAAGCTGTTCCCATAGCTGAGGGGCACTCGGATCGCCATAAAGGACCTCATGAGAGATGACATACGACTCTTGATCCCTTCCCCAGCCAACTACGGTCACTTCTAAGCGATTATCCTGCACATCGACGCCAGCAGTCAGTGCAATTACCTCTTCGGGCACCATTCCGCTGTAATTTTCACGCCTAGTAGACAATGAGTAGTCATCAACCGTCTCGCCCTGATCCTCCCACGACTCACCGAGATAAGTGTTTGTCCACACGCGAAGCTGTTCTGGGTTCTTCCTCACGTTCAGAAAGTCACGCACCCCATCAGCTAACGGAGTCCATGGGCTATAAAGTCCGTTAATAGCGAATCCCGCAACACCGTTAAACGGCTCATGAGCAATCCATTGACCGTTACGGATAGACCATCGGCGCTCTGCATCAGTCCAAAGTGTCGCACATGACTTGCACATGTACCCTGCTGTCTCAGGATCAGAGTCAGTCCAACGCACATTCTGCCACTTGAGCACCTGATACTCCTCGCAGTGCTTACACGGGACGTGATAGTGACGCTGATCAGTCTGCTCGAACGCTTCCTCGATTCGACTTGCGCCACGGTTAGTAGGAGTCGATACCATTATGATCTTACGGTTCCAAAAAGTAGCCGTTCTCTTACGAGCCAACGATATTGGATCCCCTTCTGAGCCAGCACTAAAGGGGAATCGGTCGACTTCATCGGCGAGCAAAATTCTGATTGGTCTGCTGGCGAGACCTGCTGGGCTGTTGGCACCGACCATCGTCAAAGCACCACCTGGGAATATCTTATGCAGAGTCGTGTTACCCGAATCCCTAGCGCGAGGATCTTTTACCTTGTCACGTAAACAGGGAGTAGCGCGGATAAGACCGTTCGCAATACGATCCTTTGAGAACGACTGCGCCATTTCAACAGTAGGCTGCAATACGAGAATCGGACTAGGGTCATTTTCGATGTGGAACCCAATCACATTGAGGATAGCCTCTGACTTACCAAGCTGGGCTCCCGCCATAACCACCACTTCACGCACAGAAGGGTCAGAGCAAGCATCCATAATACCCCTTTGATACTCAGCACGAGACGTGTGCCAAGTGCCAGGCTCACTACTTGTTTGCGAGTCCAGCCGTCTTTTTTGGTCTGCCCACTGGCTTACGCTTAGTTTTGGCGGCGGACTTAGTGTCCCCATCGCCTTCTTCAGATGCTGGCTCAATGACTGCCGCTGTTGTTGCGTCAACTTTAGGGTCATAGTTCGATAACTCTGTCAGGGCCTCGGCCACTAGATCTTCTAGTATCTTCTGGCACATTCCAGCTTCTAGCTCTGCTGATACAATAGGTGCCGCTTTCGACGGAAGCGATAGTAACTTTCCCTTGAATGCTCCTAATACATCCTCCCACGCTTTAACTACATCCTCAGCGACAACCAAGACGCCTTTTATCTTAGCAAGCTCTAACTCAGCGATTTCTGCCTCAGCATTAACCTTACGAGTTCGCGCTTCATCGTAGGATGATCCTAGCTTTACTCCACCTGTGCTCATCTCCACCTCCGACCACATCATATAGTGGTTTAACGCTTTTGGATACATGCCGAAAATTAGATTACAGA